CAACTCAATGTTGGTTGCATCACGATAGGTTTCCTCCGGCTGAAAGGCCGGAGAAAAGTCCTTGTGCATACCTTTGAAGAATGTCTGACCCTCTTTTTTAATCTCCATTAATCGGGGGTTTTAGGCGCTCTTATTAATTGCTTTTGATTCGGAAGCATGGTAAGCCACATAGCAATCGCCGCTTCAATCTCAGGCTTCTGAGGCTGGTTACGCTTCGACATAGCATCAGCCTTCAAGGTGACCCACTGCTGGTAGAGCATCTGGACCTCACTCATTGGGATCTCGTTGCGCTTCTTGTATCGCTCACGCTTGACGAACATATATTCGATGTAAGCAACGATCGCTCTCAAGTAGTACTCTGGTACCAATGGAGTGTTGTTTGCGTCTACAGGCATAGCGTAATAGCGCAGGATAACCCTGTCATAGCCATTGCTAGTTACGGTACTGCTAAAGATTAAGTTGCTACCTTGACGGCTAACAACGTAGTCCTTGTCGTAATAGGTTTGGTCGTCATTAGGGGCATTTGCCCAATAGTTTGAATCAAAGAATGGGTAGTTTACGTGCCCACTAGCCCCCTTCTGTATTGCGATAGAGTCAATGTACACGCAGTTCGTAGGAATTATATAGACACCACTAGAGATGGTCCCTGTGGCGTTGGTAAGGTTCAAGGTAGTCAGACCAATGTCTCGAGACCCTTGAAATGCCCATTCGTAAAAGAGAACGCGGTAACGATCGTTCTCCATACCCAAGGCAATAGCTGCGCTACTGACGATCTCGTCGATGGTTACGGTGTTGTTCATTGCTCTTTAGCCTGTTCTAGGTTGGTGGATTGGTAAAGCTCTGTTTCTCGGATGGATATGCCAGCTAATTGCAGAGATCTAAACAAAAGTTCGTTGTGGAACATTGGGTCAATCTCTGGATTGACAATTGTACCAGTCGTACTGATGGCTCTTGGGAATACAATGACCTCTACGAGGTAAGATGATGCAACCCCTACAGCGGCAGGGTAAAACTGAATCTGACCAAGGCTTGTTGTTCCGGATGTCCCAGAAGGATACGAAGACACGGTGTAGATGGCAGATTTATAATTGCCGGCAATTGTTTTGTTGAATGTTCTCAAACCTTGGTAGACATTTGAAGCGGCAGTAATAGTCCTTACCCTTTTGGCGCTTACATAGTCTGTAGAGTTTGGAGCGTTTGGTACGAGAAAATTGACGACCTTGTAGAGGGATATACTGCCGGTGCCAAATGAGGCGTTAATTTGCGCAAAAGTTATTGTACTCGTATTTCCTGTTACTCCTGTAATCACGGCTGTTCGAACAAGAGTCCCAATGCCTTGCTGAAAGGCATCCTCACGACTGAAATCAAGAGCGTCAACATCCTTTCGATCCTGCTTCTTGGAAGGGAAAAGAATTTCGTCAACAAGGCTCAACTGAGCTGTATTGAAGAAGTTGTCCTTTTCCGTTGCTGTGAAGTAGGGCGATCCAACTTTGTCGCAAATGAGGTCAAACCTCGCGCTTAATTCTGTTGCTGTCATTGGGCGTTGCTATCCTTTGTTTAACAAATGATACCACATATAGGTTCAAACAAAAGGGGCCGAAGCCCCTTCTTGAACAACCCAATTAAATCCCTTTTATTTATCAGTCCATTCTAGGTCGTCGTTTTCTGCAACCGTTAACACTTGACCAGCAGTTCCTACTCCTAGGTTCTTCCAGATAGTCCCATCCCAATACTTGATGTCGCCCTTTGCGTCTCCATTACTGAAACCTGGACCAGCGGGACCTTGCGCTCCTGTAGCACCAGGCGCCCCTTGGTCTCCTTTGGGGCCTTGTTGGCCAGTTTCTCCTGTGTCACCTTTTTGGCCAGTTTCGCCTATAGGTCCTCGGTCTCCTTTTTGGCCTTGTTCTCCAGCTGGACCACGCTCCCCAGGAGCTCCTGTGTCACCCTTTGCCCCAGTTGTGCCAGATGGGCCTTGAGGTCCTGGGCTTCCTTGATCACCTTGAACACCCTTTACAGCTACTGGACACCACCATTGGCTACAACTCTCTTCTGTAGGTATGTTGTTCTGATTGTTGCTGCTCTGTGAAATAAAACTGCTACCAAAAGGCGTGTAGTACACAACATCGTTTTTTGCGTACACATAATTTGGATCCCAAATGCCGGTCCACAACATTCCCGGAGGGCCAAGCTGTCCAGGGGCTCCTTGGTTGCCTTGTGGTCCAGGAGGACCAGCAGGGCCCGTGCTTCCAGATGCTCCCGGACTCCCAGACGCTCCAGTAGGTCCCGCAGGACCAGTGGCGCCATTCTCCCCAACCACTCTGCCGGCATTGACCAATCGGCCACTGACAAATCGCAGAATCAAATCGTTCTGCTGGATGTAGGCCGTCTCTATCTCGTCAAGCTGTACCTGCGGTACAATGACCTGCGGGGTTTGAGTAGCCAAAAACTGAGCCACCCTCTCGGAAGATGAACCGACATTCGCTGCTATTTCAACAGCGCTAGCATCCGGGTACCTTTCTCGGTACCTCAAGATGCGTAGTTCTGTATCCGTAAACGTTGATGGCATTACTGCTGTGGTTTCCTAGGCCTTGTATGCTTGTTCAAATCACCCATTGACACGCTTGGTTGATCTACATGATCGGGTTCTTTGGTTTGGGCTTGTGGCTCTTGCTTTTCCGTGTCAATAAATCCGATACGGCTCTCAATCATCTCCAAGACTTCTCTTTCATTGGTCAGTTTGCCAATCACTGAGTTGTCGTCAACACCAAGCGTGTAAGAGCCAAACTTATATGTTCCATCGGAATTTGAGATGACACCTTTGCTGATAGCAGTGCGAATTAAGTGACGCATCCGAGCCTCTTTATTGGGCACATTGTAAGCCTTAATGAATCCGTGTGGATCTCTTTCAGCATAGTTCAGTACTCCTTCAAATGCCAACGTTTCGTTCTCTTCGTCAAAGAACATGCCACACAAAGACGCAACTTCGAGCAGCCTCTTTCCTTTCAACTCGGAAGCAAGGGTGAGCGCCTTCGCGTTGAAAAGCTTGTCTTCAATACGCTTTTGAGATTCAACCTCTGGCTGTAAACGATAGAACATGGCTTGGCCATTAAACCAAGGAGACTCCGGATTATTTGGATGATTCTCAAGGAAATTTAACATTTCCTCGTTCGACCTGTGGACAGTAAACGGCTCATCGATATTAAAGTGAAACCTTTTGTATCTTGTTCTCCCATCCGGAAGAATCGTCTCAACGAGTCGGTGTACTTTCCCATCAAGAGTCCTGTACTCTGAAAAGTGAAATGTGCTTCCATTGTTAGGCTTTAGCACAAACATCACAAAATCTTTTCTTGAAATTGCCATAGTTTAAAATTTTACACAATAACAACACTTTGATACAATAGTTCCCAAAAACAAAAGCCCCCACCTTTCGGTGAGGGCTTCTGCATTTGGTTCGCTGTTTTTAGGCAGCGTACAACAACCCGTGGTTGTTAGCACCTCGGAGTTCAACACCGATGGACGAGTAAAAGTCCACAGTGAATCCGTCCTTACCGTTGGAGCGTTCTACACCGGTTCCGCTTTCGGGGCTGGTGATACCGCTCTGAACAGTGCGCCGGAACTCGAGGCTTTGGCCAAGCAAGTCCTGCTTGTAGCGCAGGTTGATCAGCGGATTGCCACGATCGTCGGTACCCATGTTCAAGAACAACATAGCTTTGTCCCAGTTGATGCCAGAACTGGCAGGAGTTGGGAAGAGAGCCTCGTTGGCGAATGGGTAGTACAACACAAAGTTTAGGATTTTGTCCATAAACTTGTACTGCGTGATGTTGATGCCAGTCATAATGCCTGCGCCGGAGAACACGCCAAAGTTGATGCCGCCATTTAAGGTGTAATCGCGCAATGCAAACTGAGCGTCAGCATAGGCAGAACTACCACAAAGAACAGTGAATTCGCTTCCGGAGCTGTTCAAGCACATCAAGCGAACTTGCTCGGCAAGATCGGTCTCAGCGATGGCAGAGGAGTAGGTTCCTACAACACCGCTAGTTTGGACTCTTTGAATGATACCGTTACCAGCCAAACGCTGAGTACCGCCTGTCGGAAACACGTTACCAGTGGTGTTGGTTGTGCTAGCCCTGGACGTCAAAATGTACATCTCGCGGTCCATTGCCATTTCCTGCATAGTCTCCATCTCGTTGATGTAGTAGTAGGACCACTCGCTGTCAGACTTCTTGACATATTTCATGTTAGAACCCTGGGTGGTGGAACACTGCACTGCACGACGCATAATGGCCAAATACTCGTTCACTTGAGTTTCTTGCCAAATACGGCCAGACGGAGAGTCTGAGTATTCAGTTTGAATGTTGAACATGTGGGCAAATCGCTGATTTGCCGCAAGGTTTGTACTCCAGCTGTTTCCATTAATGGTGACAAGCGTAAGTGTTCCAGTATTGGTCGTTGTGTTAAGGTTACTAACCGTTACAACGGCTAAGTCGCCAAATTCAAAACGAACAACATCGCCAACCAAGAGTGGCGTACCAGATGTTCCAGAAGTGGTAATGATTGCGCCAGAAGCGGCAGTTGTTCCGCTAGCGTCAACTGAACCAATTGTAAATGGATTGCGGAATTTTCCCTTTTCAAACCAACTGAACACGTCGTTACCAACGACCGGGTTTTTGCGTCCGATGCGGTTTAAAAGTGTGGTAATGGTGTACTGAGGAAAGCGATACGTAATGTAATCGCTAAAGTCGGGTTTTTGGATGTTATTGAAAACATATTGTGAGTTAACACTACCGGTGTCAACTCGCCCAGTCACTGCTCCTGGAGCTGCGTTGGGGTTGCCTGTATTAATGTAAGCCATGTCTTTTTAAAGAATTAAAGTTTTTAGAATAGTGGTTTTTCACCTTTCATAAGCCTTTCAACTTCGGATTCTACGATTGATAATGCCTTCCGTGGAGTTGTATTGACTACGTTTGTAGTCTTTGGTTTCTCCACATTGGACAGATTTTGGATTACCGATGCTTTCCCCGAGTTTTTAGCACTGCGTGTCGCATACTCAAGTACTTTGTCGAACATTTCCAATTTATAGGCGCTTTGCACCATTTTTGGAAAATCCGGTTCTCCGTTGGACTTCAAGAAGTGCTTAATTTGAAACTCAGTCGCTTTGGCTTTGTCGTTGTAACTTGTCAGCATCTTCTCGATTCTGGCCTTGTCGTGGTCCTTGACTACAACTCGGTCAACCCGATCTACGCTGTTTATCGCCTTACGCAAACTCTCATCATAAGCTTTCTGATGTTGCTGAGCTTGCACGGCGACAGCCTGCTTCTGAGTCTCTTGTTGCACCTTAAGGTCCTTTCGTATCCTCTTCGCGTTAAGGCGAATTTGGGTCTCGTCAAGGGAGGCGATGTAATCATTAAGCTCTTCCTTTGTATCAAAGTCAGATTGCAACTCATACGACAAAAGGTCCACATCGGGAATTCCATCGTAATCGTAAGAGGAGAGACCGAGGTAACTGACCCAATCTCCACCCTGCTTCATAATTTCATTAGCCTCTCGAATCGTGTCATTGGCGAAGACAGTTTTGGAAGACTCCTTTGCTTCTTCCAATTCGCTTTTGATTTGCTTGAACTTGGAGACAAAGTCATCTTGACTTCTAATGTCCTCAAATCCGAGCTCTTCAAAAGTGCCTCGGTACTTACTGACAAAATCGTCAGGCTTTACCTCGGTGCCCTCGTCAAGATCGATGTCGAAACTAAGATCTTGGTTAGAGTTCTCATCTGCATTAACATTTTCAGAATTGCTTTCGTTTGCGGGATCTTCATTTTCTTGTTCCTGTCCTTGCTCTAAGTTAACGGGATCCTCTTGTTGTTGTTGTTCTTCTTGATGAGCCGGCGGTTGATCGTTAATCCCTAAGGAGTTCAAAGCCGCTTGTTCATTCTCTTGCTCTCCAACGATAGGAGGCTGGTGACCTTCGTTTAGTTTTTGAAAGGCCAAATTATCGAGTTCTTCTGACATAAATTATTGGGGTTTTTGTTCTTTAATCGCTTCAAGTATTAACTGGAAATTCTGCTCTTGTTCCCTCTTAAGCATATCAAGCTCGGCTTGTTGCTGCATCGTCTGGTTCTTAAGCTGTTCCCTTAACACCTGAAGTTCTCCTTTGTTCCCGGACCGCGCCTTGTCTACGGCAACCTGCGTTTCAATGTCGTTAGCAGCTTGTTGTTGCTGTAGTTGCTGAGCCATTTGTGCCTGCTGTGCAGCTATCTCTTGTTGCTCGGCATTCTTCCTGTCTACAAGCGACAAGAACTTCTTGACGGCCTCTTTGGTATCCGGAGTATACAGCAGAACCATTGCGTCGGCTAGATTCACGCTGTTTGCTTGAACAGCAGTCATCACCATATTCTCAAACTTCTGACGGTTGTTCATAATATCGTCAGAGTTGACCCTTACGAAGATGCCATAGTCCTGCAATGGGATATCCTCGTCTACCTCAAGAGCATCAATGTTTATCTGTGACATTACTGCCTCGTACTGCTCTTTAATGAACGGGAAGATGGTCTTAATGTAGTTGGCATACTTTTGAAGTATCTCATTCTCAAATATCTCAAAGGCCTTGTTCAAAGGCTGTGTAATCAAACTACTTTGAGTCACAGCCATTTGAGAAACACCAACCAATGCGTCGCCCTTTTGGAAACCCTGCCTAGCATCATTGATTCCGGAGATCTTGTCAATCTCCATATCAATGTAACTGGCAAGGTTTAAGTAGAGCGTGATTGAGTTGGATATGCCCGTATCAATGGTAGGGAATGGATTACCAGCCGGAGGCACGCCTTCTTGGCCGCTGCTTGTGAAAGCGATACCGGCTGTCTTTAGGTAGTACATCACATCCTGCAACTGCAAGTTGTCTGGCTTAAACCTTAAGTCATAAATGAACCCCTTACGACCAGCTGTTGACATCTCTTGCTGTATCGTGTACATGATCAGGTCTTTGAACTCCTGCAATGCAGACATCTCTTCGACCTTGGATACGCCCCTAAAGTTCACATACTGAGGACAGATAATCGTGTAGCTATACTCGGCTCTAACCGGGTTGTCTACTTTGTCGCGGACGATGTTGTTCATCTCGCCCCACTCTTTTACGATGTTTGAGCCAATGAGTGTGGCTTTCCGGATTGTTTCAATATTCCGCTCTTCGATTTTGGCGCCGGCTTGTTTTTCCTTGTCAGTCAGTTTACTTTTATCGTCCTTCCCAAGGATTTTGACGTGTTCGCCCCCATATTGGTCCACCGTTACCTTGGCTCTTACTTGACGGATATCGCGCCATTCAGCGTAAAACACCAAGCACATAAACTGGTTGTTGATCGATATATAAGGCAAAAGAAAGTTGCTCCCGTTTTGGGAGTAACCGCCCCAAAGCCAAGAGCCTTGGTCAAACCTCACTTTGTCTAACTCCTCAAGAGTCAATCCGTAAGTGTCGCAAACCTCCGTTACCGGAGCATATCTCCATTCGCCAACAAAGGACGCGGTGCTAAAGCTGTCGTCAAATACGTAAGGGTCAATGATGATATACCTTGGGTCAACCCTTCGGATATGTGGCTTCCCGTAACGCAATTCGTGCTTACCTACGGCCCGGCCTGTAATAAGGATGTCTCGCCAAAACGCGAGCCTCGTCTGCACATACTTGTTTCTCTCCATCTCGTATTTCAAGATGGAGTCCATTGCCCTTTCAATCGGTTCCTTGTAAGAAGACTGCATGTACAAATCCAACTCCTCCTCGGAGTATGGAACAAAATCCGGATTTTTTACCTGCAACAGCTCCCCAGATGGGTCAATCTGAGGGATGATGGACATCATGATCTTCTCGGCAATGATGTTGGAGCGCTTCTTCATCTTCCGGGACACAGCGTCACGATTTAAAGTCTTGCAGCTTACATCCAGTTTTTGGACAGCCACCTCTCCCTCTAGCAAGTTAATCTTGTTGCGGATCTTGTTAAAGTTAATCCACAAAGCCGGGAGGCTCCTTCCGTTGTAGTCTTTCTGTAGAAAATCAAATTTCTTCGAAATGTCGTAGTCCCCGTTGTAAAAGTTCATGCTCCTGTCCATCGCGATGTACAGGTTGGGGATGTATCCGTTGGCAACAGTTTGCCCCAAAATGGCCAAAATAGCCTGCTTGTGGTAGTCTTCGCCTTTTTTGCTATCCTCTACCCACATATTGGGGAATGTGGTCTGTATCGCTGTTGCGCTCATTTACGTTGTAGTTTGCCGTCTTTACCCATAACGTAGTCCAACCCTGCAAAAAGATTAGAATCCGTCTTTTTTCTTAACAAACGGCTTTTAGATGCAGTTCGTAAGTTAATCAAAGTTAGGCCCCAAGCGTCAACCCTGTCGTACTTCCTTTTCTTGTTATTTGGGTTGTAATTACACATATCGGACAGCAAATCAACGAAGTGGTACTGCTCAATGTTAGCGTTTACATCGTCGTCTATTAGCCCAATCATTTGGTCCTTAACGAGTTCGTCCATATAGATGCCGTACTCAATCGTCGTCCCGGGTCGCATAAGTTTGCCAACCTTGCTCGGTTTCTTGGCTAAATACTTGTGGAGCATTCTGTCTTCAAAATAAGATATCATCCGTGCTCTGTTTCTCTCAATAAGAACCGTGCAAACAATGTATTTGCTGTAGTATTCCAGCGCTAGAGCGCATTGCTCATAGGCCTCGTTCATGTCCTTGGGCTTGTCCGTATACTGCATAATGGCCCCGTTTTCCACGGACTCGGAGTCGTAAGATGCGCTTTTGGCAATGAAAAAGGACAGGTCAGATCCTACGCCACCATCTTTGGCGCCATCCGTGGGGTCACATCCGGCTGCATAGATGCAGTCCTTCTTTGGCTCCTCAATAATCATGATGGGGCCATCTTCTTTGGGGATAAACACCACGATGTCGTTTGACTTTCGAAACAACCCACGCTTGGTCATTGAAGGGTTGTTGTCTAAATAGGCGATCCGGTTGTTAATCAGTTCCGTGTCAAAAGGGGATTCGCCAACTTGGATAAACGCTTCCTCCGGCTCAAGGGGGTACTGAACAATAAAGTCGTAGTACCGGCGCATTGATTGGCGCTTCTTCTTCTCCCTTTCGTTTAGGATGTACTTTATGCCCTCAATGACGTTC